TGTTTAAAAAATGTATACGCGATAACATAAATAAAGGAGGAAGATGATGAGTATGACTTATGGTGATTGGTTTGAACATGGCATGGTAAGTGATTGTTGTAATGCTAATGTTTTTTTAAATGGAAATGGAATTTGTGCATGTTGCATGGACCATTGCACGGCAGTATTTGTGGATGAAGATGATATGAATAATATGTCTGCGTTGGGAGATTATGCGTTATATGTACTTAGGCCAATGTTTAAAAAATGTATACGCGATAACATAAATAATGGAAATGGAATTTGTGCATGTTGCATGGACCATTGCACGGCAGTATTTGTGGATGAAGAGGATGAAGAGGATGAAGAGGCGAATGATAATGTTTGATATAATTTTCGGCACTTTATTTTGTCTCCTAATTTTACAATCGTTATGTTTTGATTTTAAAAAGGATGAAGATGATGAGTAATATATCACACGACCTAGAAGAACGAATTATGGAATGCTGGGCGGTAACTTCAGATATACGTTTAGCATACGAGGAGTATCTAGACTCGCCTAAAGTTATGGACGAGGACGAGCTTGGTAACATACTGGTAGGTATAGAATACATTTACAACCGTAAGTTCCAGAGACTGTGGATGGCCTTTGAGGATGTGTGCGAACACGGTGGAATTTGGTTAGATGATGATTTAGTTACCGTAGCCAAGCAACATAAAGAGTATGCTAAGAAGCTGGATAATAAGATAGATGATCACATAGGTGAGCCACCAGATGAGTAGTATTGTTTGCCCACGTTGTGGTAATCAAATGGTTTATAAAACCACCAAGAAAAAAAACAAAGCACCAACCAATAAAGAAATTGAATTATTCAGAAAGTTTCTAAAAAGCTACCAAGGGAAGAAGAGGGGACTTGATACCGAGATGGATAACTTTATTAAACACAAAGATTGGAGAGAGATATTACCAAAACTCTTAGAAATACATTTAAACTTTAATGTAACAGATAAGAAATACATCCCACACCTACAAACATTTATCAATCAAAGAAGATGGGAGATGATGGAAACACAGAAACCAACAAACCTTTACGGTGACGAACATAACTGGCGGTCTTAATGAATTCCTATGACGCGGAGGTTGCGGTTGTAGGAGGTTTATTATTAGACCCGGTGGTTGATAGGGTTCTATCTAGTGGATTAGATCACACTGATTTTTCAGACCCAACATTGTCTATTATATATGAGACGATACTGAAGATGTATTCAGACTCAAAGCCAATTGATATGATGACGGTTAGAGACTACATTGATGAAACCAATAAGAACACTAATTGTAACTTTGAATATCTAGCCAATATATCCAATACATCTCTTGGATCAAAAAATATTGAGGTCTACTCTAAACACATTAGAAACTGTAGAGTACATAATGATATGGAGATACTCAAGAAACAAATAAATTATGACAACTACCAGGAGACAGTAGATAAGATTCATAAGCTAGAGTTAGATATAACCAATGAAGACACCAACTCCATGTCATCTATTATTGATAAAACTATAGAGCATATAGATAATGTCCGCAAATATGGCACTGGTCTTTCCACTGGTCTTAATTCGATTGACTCTTTATTAAAAGGTCTGAGAGGTGGGACTCTAGTGGTGATGGCTGGTAGACCAAGTATGGGAAAATCAACACTTGCATTAAACTTTGCAAACAACATATCAAAAACGCATAATGTATTATTCTTTTCACTGGAGATGTCTCAAGTGCAACTTATGTTGAAAATAATTGCAAGCGAGACTCGTATCAATCAAACAAATGTAGACATGAATGATATGACAGACAAAGAAGAAGAGCGATTCTATTCTAATCTAGCTACATCTGTTAACAAAGGTTTAAGTATAGTAGAAACTGTAAACCTATCAGTAAAAGATATTGTCTCTAAGTCTAGACAAGCCAATGGCAAGAAGAAACTTGACTGTATAGTGATAGACTATCTGCAAATGTTAAAGTACGATAAAGGAAAAGAGGTTTCTGAACTAGGAAATATAACAAGAGAGTTAAAATTCTTATCTAAGGAGCTTGAGATACCCATACTACTACTTTCTCAACTAAGTAGGGGGGTAGAGCAGAGAGAGAACAAACGTCCCCTTATGAGTGACTTACGCTCCTCTGGTGAGATTGAGCAAGATGCAGATGTAATAATGATGATTTATAGAGACGAGTATTACACCAAAGAAGAATCTTTAGACAAAGGAATGGCTGAAATAATTATTACAAAGAACAGAACAGGTACTGTTGGCTGGGTTAAATGTAGATTTGAGGGTCAATACTCTCTGTTTTCAGATGACACTATTGATATTTATGATAAATGAGTAATAAGAAATCATAGCTAAAAAAAAAGAGCAGCATGTTACAATAAGTAAATGAGAACTGTTTGGTTTGAAAACACTATAGGAAGAGGACTTACTGCAATATCTGATGATATAAAGGAAGCATTGGAAATTGCAAGAGAGGGTGACTCTGAAAGAGATATAGAGATTAGGTCTCTCTTAGAACAGGCAGACAAGAATATTGACACCCTGAGAGTAAATGCCAATCTCCCAAACTTTTGATATTAACCCAGTACCAGCGTCAAGACCAAGAGTAAGTAGGTGGTCTACCTACTACCCAAAGAAGTACACTCAATTTAAGAAGGATATGTATGCACTATTAAGTGTCATGGATATAACTCCCTCTGAAAAACTTGTGTGTGTTCATATTGATTTTAAAATAAGCATCCCTAAGTCATGGTCAAAAAAGAAAAAGAGAGAAAAAGAAAATAGTTATTGTGACAACAATTCAGATATTGATAATTATATTAAAGCGGCATTAGATTCGTTTAATGGTTTTTACTTTGTTGATGATAAACAGGTTGTCGAGATTTTCGCTAGAAAGAGATATAGTAGTGTTCCTTGTATTAAATTTAAAATATTGGAGATAAAAAATGATGACTAAGATGTATATGTGTGTGCAATTAGCAGAAGATTACGCAAGTAAAGCAACTAAGAGTGGACTAAAAGTAAACTATGAAGAAGCGTATGTGAGTTATATGGACAGATGTGTAAATAGAACTTACGAATCAATAATACAATCTTGGCGTTTAGAGTTTAAGATACCAATTAAAGAACCACTACCAAAGTAGTGTAGAAAAAAGAACTTTGGTGTATAATGACTATAGTTATTAATTAAATTGGATACCAAATGTCAGAAAAAGCTACACAACAAATCAATATCAAAGTTAATGAATTAGATTTAAAAGTCATTGATGAAAAGGCAAGAAGATACGGGGTATCACGCTCTTGTCTGATGAAAATGTTTGCCCTTAACGGTGAACTATCTATAAACATCTGCAAAAAGATTACAATGCCTATTTCTTAGGGTACAAAACCTTTTCCCATTCATCAGCACTTAGCAGCCTCCTGTCCATATGAGGCTCTGGTGGTCTTTCATATATATCAGAAAATATTTTAGCCCTACGTCTAGTAGGGTTTTCAATATGTGGATTTTTATTCATCTTCTCTTCATTGATGGCCTGTAGTTTGCTTCTAGCCCTCCAGCCCAACTCATGACCATACCCCTTAGAAGCGTAAATATTGTCATACACAAACTTTGCTTGACTATCCTTACTATCACTCAGGTTTGAGTTTTTTAACCATTCCTTGTAGTCTGTTAAGTGAGTACCTGTAAACTGGAACAAACCATACCCATTACCATCTTTTTGTATCTGAGTATGGCTGTATGTACCACCAGTTTCAACATCAATATTAGCCATAAGAGCAGGTATAATTTGATCATTAAAACCTGCCCTTTTTAAAGAATCTATAGTTTCCTGCTTATTGTCAGTTAGCATACCCATGTTTTTTTATAGACTGATTCTTTTCGTGGGTTTAAAATCCACCTTCTCTTTTTTCGCAGATGGTCTTTTAATCCAGCCAGGCTTCACACCCCATATCTTCATAGCTTCCTGATAACCTTCCTCTGTTTGCCAATATGGACTTTTGGAATCAACATTCCACCAGTTAGCTCCTTCATTCTTATGCCATCCAGGTCTTTCATCTTTAACTTCTTTCTGTTTGGTTTTATGTCCGGCCCCAACCTCATCTTTCTGGAAATCGCCGGAAGGACCTTTTTCTATAACTACCCCTATAAAACCTAGGTCGTTATATTTATCACCGTGAACCTTTTGAAACTCTGGACTTTGAAGTAATTCTAGTTTTCCTCCCATACCCATTTTGGTAGCGTCACCAAAACCAAACTCATTCGCCAAACTCTGCAATATACGTTTATTGTGTCTATCGTTCAAAATTGAATTATCTTTCCAGTCTTGATTCCTGATAGCTTCAGTAAGGTCTAAGGATGGTTCATCCATATATTTGGGTGGTTCATCCATTTGTACCATTTGTTCATGGACTGGAATGCCAGCATCTATCATGTCTTGTGTTGACATAACTAGCGCGTCCATTGCATCAACGCTCATAAAATCTCCGTCACTGTTTCTGTTCCCTTTAAGGTTTCTTTTTTGTGTTGCCATTTTATTATCCTATTAATAGTTAATTGTATTTAAGCTATCTAAGCTCTTCTCTTTTTTTAGACCCGTACTTCGGTAGTCCAATACTACCCAAGAATGACTTAAACATTGTATCGCCCCAGTCTGGCTGATCATCACTAAAGAAAGCACTACGCAATGGGTTGATTGAGATGGGTGTTATCTTACCACTCGCCCACTCTGCAATATCCATTGGGTCTGATTTATCCAGTGACGGGCCAGTGTAGCCACCACCATATTTAAGAGTAATATACTTCTTGCCCATCAAAAACTCTATCACAGTCTTAGGTAGTGTTGCACCCTTGTTCAGTGCTGTATGGAACGGCGATGTTATCCAATGCAACGGCTCGGCAATCTGTTTTGATACCACCATTTCTTCACCGTTACCAAGATCAAGCCTACCATTTAACCAAAACTCTTGCAAGTCAAGCTCTGAATCATCCTCGGCAAAGATAGAGTGCATCATGTAGGCCAGTGCTGATGTTGCAACTAAGGCGTTACGCATATAGCTTGCGTACATACCCCATTCAGCTACCTCTTTCGGGTTTAGCTTCTTCCCTTTTATGAGTTTAGTTGCTAGGTTTTTAGAGTAGCCCAAACCCTTAAAGATAATATTAATGTTTGATACCGTCCAGTCTGGTGAGAACAAGAACAGGTTGGCGTTCTTTCGTCTTGCTGGCGCAGTCAACACCGCACCAAGGTTATACAACCAACCTTTAGGGCTATCACCAGCCTCCAATGCTTTCTGTTGAAACTTGATTGCCATTCGCGTCCAGTTCTGACCACCGTAAGCATCGTTAACAAAGTCAGCTGCCAATTTTGAGGCTTCCTCAATACTGTGCGTTTTCATCAGGCGTTCTTTCTTGGTTAGGTAGGTGAATATCTTAGAATAGTCGTGCAGATAATCCCAAGTCCAACGGTCAATCGTGTCTTGTAATTTACCCAGTGGTTTTAATGGGCCTTTACTAAGGATATTTCTAACCGTGTCGTAACCAGGATTTACAAGTTCGTTAGTTTTCATGTGACCGATCTCAACACCATACCTTGCCATCTCTCTTGCAAGGTCAGCCTCAATAAAGTCACCACTACCTTCCCATTTCGAATTCTCTTTGTTCCAAGTGTACTTGCCTTCCCACTTATTCTCCATAAGCCTTCGTATTCTTGCTGTCTTAGAGCGTCCAGCTTTGGTAAATGAGTGTGTTAAAGCGCCGGAGTAAACACCGGATAGAATCAATGCTTGAGCATGGAACATCGACATTGAAACAGCAATACGTTTCATCGCATTGTTGACTCTGAGAATTTTATTCATCAATGTTTGTGTGCCTACCTGTGGATTGAAAAAGTCTTCGATTGAACTCTTAACAATAGGGTGGATGTACATATCTCTTAGGGCGTGGTGATCGGTTGTCTTGTAACCTAGCTTCTTAGCAGCTTCGATGGATGCTTTCTCTGTTCTTGGAATGATAATACCCAATAGGTTCTTACCGTTTCTGATTGAGGTATCTATCATCTCATTAATCATCACCTTGCCGGATATAGCACTTGCCATTGAGCGAGTGTAGGCATCAATAATCAATAATGGATCGGTCTCAACATCGTGCTTCTTGGACAAATTCAGTAGGGTGTCGTGTAGCTTTCTTGGTAAGGCGTAACCAGTTGAGTTTTTAAGGTTGATACCATTCTTCTTAAACGCTGCCTTTATTAAATTAATCATTTCAGGTGTAGCCTCTTTCCCTTTAAAGATATGGGTAACGTAGCCCTCTATATGCGATTCATCAGCAAATACACCAACTTTCTTGGCCAGTGTTTCAAGGCGCTTCATCACATCAACATAAGCCATCACAGCTTGTTCTTGTATTACTCTCATTACAGGGTCTTTTGATAATCCTTTCATGCTTCCAGTTTCAACAGCGTCCAGAATTGCCAGACCTTCCTCTTTTGTACTGAAGGCTTTCTGTACATTCTTTAATAGAGATGAACCCTCCATCTCCACAAACTTCTTGGCTTGCTCACCCTTGCGTCCAGCCTTGTACACCTCTTGTTGCATTTTTAACGTGGAGATATTAACACCACGCATTGTGCCTCTGGATAAAGCACCAATAGCACCACCAATGATTGCACCCATGATAGGGTCTTTATCGTTAAAGGCAAAGCCTCCAGCTATGACAGACGCACCCACACCACCGGCTTTTAAATAATCCACGGTTGTTAGTTTTGGTAATTTTTCTGCTTTAACATTATCCAGTACCTTGGTAAAACTTTCTTTTCCTCTTGCTGGAATTGGATCGCCACGTTCAATCGCCTCATTACCCCATTTTCTTTCTTGTTCGAATGCGTCATCAAAGAGCTTATTCCAGTTTTTCTTGTTGAGTTTTACACCCAGAGACTCCAGACCTAGACTTGTTTGTCTTAACCCAATAGCTCTAATTTGTGTTGCTAAACCAAGAGACTCTTCTCCTGATATATGTTCTTTACTGTTCTTACGGATCGTGGCGGCTGCATCTTGTAACGCTTTTTTAAGGCTAACCTCATGCTCTTTTACCTTTATAAGATACTCCTCATGGCTAATGCCTTCTTTCTTGGCCCAAGCCTCCAGCTCTTTAATCTTATTACCTTGCATTTCATTAAACCATTTCTCGTATCTTGAGGTGTGAGTTAATCCTTTAGGTAGTGCTGTTATAGCTGCCGCTGATTTATACTGCGGGTTGACATTACTCTCAGCTTCTTTAAATTTAACCTTCTCAACAACAACACGTTCTTTGTTGTTCTTTATTTTGACTTTCATCTTAAAGCCAGCCTCACCACTTTGTAGTTTGGCCTCTGCTTTCTTAGAGCCAAGTCTGTCAACGAACCATGAGCCTGATGTGTTCTTGGTAATAGCCCCAAACGCAGTACCCAGTAACGCACCAAACGCCAAACCTTTCCCTATGTTTTTTGGATCGATATATCCTTTAAATGTTAGATCATGAAGTGCCTCATAGACACCACCATAAGTAGCACCCTCTACACCCTGACCAACACCAGCCACTACTCTCCTGTTGCCAGCAATAGCCTCAAATCTCTTAACGTAATTCGGTTTGATTTTGGTTGCTGCTCTAATAGCCCTGATAGACGCATTAGTTGCGGTAGCAATAGCACTGGGAATTCTTAAATAACCAATTAATAAAAGTTCTGGGTCTTTTAAAATTGCCGCAGCAATAGAGCCAGCAGCAAAAGCCTTGTTGTCTTTCATGGCAATAAGCGCATCCATAATACTAATGTCTTCAGGCGAGTAACCGTACTTCTTCTGAACCTGTGTTGTATCACCACCAGTGAAGTCATAAACACGAAACATATCTTTTTTAAATTGATTCATGATTGCCATGTTTGCTGCCCGATCATTCTCTTCAGCAGCAGTCAAGTCTCTAGTTTCTGAAATATCCGAAAGGTATTTCTCTAGGGCAAGCGAATCGTAATAACCAATGTTCTGACCAAAGTCTTTAACTTGGTCTTCAAACCATTGGTTTTTATTCTCATCCTGAGTGGATAAAAGTTTCTCTCCCCATCGCCAGATCATTGACTGTGTTTCACTAAAACCAGAAGCAAATGTTAATTCCTTTTGCTTGGGCGTTACTGCTTTCCAATAGTCAATTGTCGCTTGTACTTCTTCTGGTGATTTATTAGGGTCAATTTGTATTAAACCAACACCTTCAACATACTGTTCAGCCATCTGTTAGTTTCCAAATAATGAGGTTACGTCTGTATCTTCTTTATTTTTTTTAGCTGCTTGTAATGAACGTATTACTCTAATGGCAATTTCCTCTGGTGAAGGGTATGTAGCCAAAGTAAACGCTCCGGCTCGATCAGGTATTACTCCCTGTGTTAGTAGATAACCTAAATCTGCTCTATTGTCTTCAATTAAACTCTCAACAATTTGAATTAGTCTATCTATCTCTGTTTTAGAAAGTTCAGATGTGTCTGTGTTCTGTATACTATTTAAGTTAACGATTAGTTCATCCCTTCTCTCAGGCAGTCTCCGTTTTTCTTCATCTCTTTGCTCTATAAGTTCTTTTTTCTTAGCACCAGTTTGTATCCTCTCCCCTAGTGTTTTAGATGGTTTGCTCTCGAGATCACTTATTTGTTTTTCTAGTTCAGATATTATTTGACTCTGAAACTTACCTCCATCGGTAATAGTTTCATCTCCATCTCCATCCGCTGTAAGAATTTTCTTTGGTAAACCTGTTTTAATAAATTGTTCAGCAAAGATTTTAATATTTTTTGTACCGTGAACTTTTACCCAACCCTTGTATGCTATCATCCAGTTACCCGATGATAGCATGTCAGATACTGCCATCTTATTTAGGTTATATGGTGGTAATGATAATGAGAATACAAAGTCTTCCAAACTTGTAGTAATTTCTTTTGATGAAATCGCATCAAGATTGCTTTTAGTCCAATCATTTTTCTTTATTTCATCTGCATTAAACCTAATAGAATTGTAATTATCTAGCATGTCGGTCGTGGTTAGGTGTGTTGTCATTGAACGCACAAAACCTTCTGAATCAGCTTTTGACATGGAGTAGTCTGCCTTTGGTATATCATTAGCAAACTTAATTGCTTGTTCAGCAAAATCGTAGAACCCACCCAACCTAAAAGCATTACCAAGTTCCATAAACTCTTCATAAGTATCTGGATTAGGGAATCTTTGTTGAATCTCATCAATGGCTTGTTGTTTGCCTATTCTTGGATCGGGTGAGCCACCTAACATTCCTGCTAAACCCATTAGTTGTTCGTTATACATATCACCACCAAGAGATGAGGCGTACATCATTCCACCACCAAGGGGTAATTGACCTGCTGCCATGGCATCAGTTTGCATTTGCCTATCCATTGCGTATTGTGTGTCAAACATACTTGGTTGATTTAATGCCATAATATTCTCCTATGAAAAAATACTGCTTGAACCACTTACCAACGAATTCCAAAAATTATTCTTAGCTTTGGTTGCCTTTATGTTTTCCATTGCAAGATTATCTGCCCATCGTGTTGAAGCTAAACTCTCACGTTCCATGTTTCCTGTGGTATTTGGGGTTGGTTGGGTCATCATTGAGTTGGCTACATCACCAAGACCAGCCATTGTTCCAATATCACCTCGTTGTCTATTAAGGTTTGAGTCAATTAACCCTTGTGATAATGCGAAGGCATTGTTATAAGCACCTAAGTTTCTTTGACCTAGTGCTTGAGCAGCATCTAAGTTTTCAATCTTGGAAGCGTAATCACCAGCACCTTGGTTTTGTTGTCTTTCTAATCTTCTGGCTTCGGATTGAGCATCTTCAAATTCAAAAGACCTGAGTGAATCTTGGTACAGTTCGTCTCTAGCGTCTCTCCAGCCACCACCTGCAAGTTCATCTACTTGGCCTCCAAAGACACCTTGCCTTCTAAGCATATCATCATAGATGGTTTGCATTTCTGGAGATAGGGTTGAGGTCATCATGTTCTTGTCTCTGTCCCAACGTACCTG